ACGGATTAAAGGGTGAGGAGTTTCCGGGATTCTACGGTGCATCGGTGGTAGCTGATAGCGATATCGGCGCAAATAGGGCGTATTTTATCGACAAGAATGCGCTTCAGCTCCGCGTAATGAAGAATGCAAACTTTAAGAAAACTCCGTTTGTATCACTTCAATCGAATGGGCAATTGGCACAATTATCCTACTTAGTTGCAGGAATACAATTGATAACAAACTCAAGACGCCGTAACGGTGTTCACTCGGCATTAGCTGGTATATAAGAAAGGGGGTTAATCTGAATGGCAACTTGGAAAATGATTGGTGATACCACATTCAATCAGGATATTGATGCAACGTCAACGACACAGAAAGCTCCGCTCGGTGCAACGGTTAAGGCTCGTGATATCGACCAAACAGGCTATGGCGATGCGGATTTTATTTATGGAGTAGGAGTAGCTTCAACGGCTGCAGGTGATTTAGTTACTCTTGATGGAAGTGGTTTTACTACTGTTCGTGCAGACGGTGGAGACACTGGTAAAGTTGCAGTTGCAATGTCGGCCAATGTCGCAAACCAATACGGTTGGTATTGCGTTAATGGTACGGTAGCAATAACGAGTGGTACTGTAGCAGATGGAGAAGTGTTATATCTAACGTCTACAGCGGGATCAGTTGATGATGCTGTAGTAGCGGGAGATAAAATTTATGGTGCTTTTTCTGTTGCAGCCAGTTCTGGAGGCACTACGCTTTCCAGTATTAGTTACCCTTTTGTTACTGACGCAAGTAACTAATGGGTAATAACCTTGATGGGGTGGGGGCATTCGTGTCCTCACCTACATCATTAACATAAGGATGATTTGTATGGCCAAACGCCAAACAAAAAAGAAAGAACCGGAATACGAAAACGGTTTCGATGCAATGGGCCAGCCAGTTGGAGCAGAGAAATCTGAACCGGATATGGATGCAGTGGCGCAGATCGAAGCGTCGAACAGCGATACGGGTGAATTAGAGCCACTAATAGACGTTTCTGAGGCCGTAGAAGCCTCACCAGAGCCGTCGAAAGAATCATTGCTAAATCAAATACTGGATGAAGTGCAGAACGATCCACAAGCGAAAGAACGGCTTGTCGATTTAATGGCATCGAGTCCGAATGCGGCAAAAGTGTTAGGGGTTAAACCGGGAGCAGGTGCGCCGTTAGGTGATTACAAGCGCGACTATCATGCTGAACCCGCATTGCGTGTATATGGCGGAGTTGAGGTGGCGCATGAACCCGGGTTTGAACCAGCACCACCGTCATGGTTGCCTATGTATGAGTCTAAGCATGGTGGGACAACTTCAACAAAAGGAGATGCTGCGGTCGATGTGCAAGGGAATTATATCAAAACTGAAAAATACAAACTATGGCTCGACCATCATATGGCCGGGACTAAAATGGACGGGAATATCCGCTTTGATATTGGTGCTGATCAGGTTATGCAAAGCGACGTGGGAGCGGTACACGGTTGAATAGGCGCAGTCCTGTTGTTGCGGGTAATCAAAAGAGTGCAACGTCATTCGGAACGGTTGCGCAATACGACATAGTGGAAGCCGGCACAATGTTATGCGCTCCGAATCTTACTACGACAGAACGGGATGCGTTACCAAGTCCGCCAGAAGGAACCTTTATTTTTAACACTTCAACTAATAAGATCCAGTGTCGTGAAGGTGGGTCATGGGTAAACTTAACATGAATGCTATTATCTGAGGGGATTGCACTAGTACTTGACCGGGTGGGATTAGACAGTGGAAACACTACGTTTAAAAATCGCGCTCGTCAGTATCTCAATATTAACGCGATAGAGATTGCGAATCTACTACGCTGGTGGTGGTTAAATCGAACAACTACGTTCCGAACGACAAAGACTTTTACCTTATCCGGTATTAGTGGGACGTTCAGTGCAGGTGAAACGGTAACGGGGCGCGTATCCGGGAAAACGGCTGTTGTCGATAGTTTCGATGCAACAAACAGTCTGTTGTATGTGTATTCGGAGTCGGGAACATTTACTGCTGAAGAAGTCATTGACGGTGGATCGTCGAGCGCATTAGGTCAATACGAAAGCTCGGCAAACACTCGCGTCTATACACCAGTAGACGGCTATGTTTCTGCATGGTGGTCATTCATGGATGAAACCAACGAGAATCCAATTGGAATAGTCGGTCCCGACGAATACGACTTACTCGATGAAGATTTCAGTGTGACCGGGAACGTCTATAAGGCGTTTATATCTGGCGTTGATGCAACAACGGGCTATCCTAAAGTCGCGTTGTATTACACACCATCTGATACAAATACTATCATACGTGTTCGTTATCAAATTGGCATTTCGTCGTGGCTGGAAGCACAGGACGGCAACACATTTTTAAAGCTGGGCATTCCACAAATAGGTGAATCCGCGTTGGTCTACGGAGCAACTAAGCTCTTTTTACAAGAGAAGGGTGACGAGAGCGGAGCGCAACGTGAAGCGGCTGAACTGGCACGGGCTGTATCGTTAATGCAGAAGCAAAACCTGATGCAACAGGGTAATCGTCGATATGGTCCCGATCAGGAAACCAGTTTTCTGGTGCGAACGGATAACTCGTTAGTCGTGGAGTCTGGCTAATGCCTATAGCTGCTGAATCAACCACATACGGTCCGTTCAATATGGGTGTCGATTACAGTCGCCCGGCAGAGGATATCCCGGCAAACGGGCTACACGGTATGTTGAACTCGCGTCTAACACAGTCGGCGGCTGTAGAGAAAGTATTAGGGACTAAAAGCTATGGACAACAGTCGGCAATTGGTGGGTCGCCAACACTAACTGCATGTGGAGAGTTTCGAGTTCCCGGGGGATCAGAGCAGGTGTTCATTGTTGCGGGCGACACAATGTATAAATATGCGGGATCTGGATCTGGATGGGCAGAGATTATGCCGTCGTCCGGAGTAACGATCACAGCGGGAGATGACAACACGTTTGAGTGGTGCAGGGCGTTTAATACGTTAATACTTACAAACGGAGTCAATCCACCTATTAAGTGGGATGGTGGAGCGTCCAGTGATTGTGCAACATTAGATGTCGATAGCAGATGGACCTATGCACAACACGTTGCATTTTTCGACAACCGTACATGGCATGCAAACACTAATGCTAATCGGGATCGAGTATGGTATTCGGATATAGCGGATCCAGAAACATACGGAGCGTCGAGTTTTTATAATCTCGGTAGTCCGGTCACAGCATTACAACCGATGCAGAATGCACTGGCAATACACACAGAGGATTTTATCAGCGTATTGATCCCGACGGGCAATGCGTCTGTTCCGTATCAGCTCCAACAACGAACCACAACAGATCCACGTAATCCACAACATGGGGGTAGTATTTCCGGGAGAGCAGTAGTTACCATACCCGGTAACGCGCAGGTCTTTCCGATGCAAGATGGTATTTATATGTGGAATGGTGGAGAGCAGGTCGAAAAGATTAGCTATGCGCTGGACGTGTATTGGGACACTATTAGGAAAGATCGTCTACATAAATCTCATGCGGTGTATTATGCCGACGAAAACGAAGTCTGGTTTTGGTTGCCTAACGACGATACGAATTGTAATCCGATTATGGTGATGAGCCTAAGAAATCGTTACCCGGATCGAAATACGGGACAAACACAGTTTGCATGGTATGGCCCGCTCAATGGTGCGGGGTCCACGTTTGAACGGAACTGTTCAGCGGTTATTGGCGATAAACCTCATGCGGGATCGTTTAGCGGAAAATTATTAGATCATAGGCCCACAGACTGTTATAACCATGAAGATGCGGCATACGATTCGTTTTTTGAAACGGCTGCACCACCAGCAATGGACGGTGCAATGGATTTGCGTTGGCTATATGCGAGGACGTATTACGACGGTTTAGGTGACTACACATTAGCTATAGATCAGGAGTCGCAGGGGATTGGAGGTAGCTCCGGTTCGATATCGACTACAGGTGGTGGTGGATTGTTGGGTTCCTTTGTGTTGGATAATGACGTAGTTGGCACGATCAGAATGGTTTCAAAAGACATCGATCTATCAGGATATGATCCACATTCAAGTCTAAAATTTACAAACAATCAAAAAGATGAAACATACCGGGTGCGTCGAACATTATTACAATTTAAGGTAATTGGGCGACACAGAAAACCACGAGCGGGGGTTAGTTAATGGCAGTCAATCCATATGCAAGCGGCACGAGTACGCCAGTTACAAAAAAGAAACGGAAAGCACGTAATCCATATGCGTCCGGCACTAGTACGCCAGTAACGCCAGTAACTCCGGAGCCGCCAGTTGAGGAAGTGGTTTTAGGTGCAATGGCAGGTCAGGATGATATTGGTGGGCCGGGCGATTTAAGTGGCGATTATTTAGATAGCTCGAGCAGAGGCGCACCACGATATAAGAGTGTCGAGAGTGGCGGCGGTGGTGGAACGACACCAACTACTGGAGCCTCTGCTACAGGTTCAATTGGGGGAAATGGCGCACAAGATTTTAATTCGCCAGAAAATATAGCTGCTCGGGAGCGTAGCCAGCGATATAGCGGTTTAGCTGCATCTGGAGTTAATGTACCTGAGCTACAAGAAGGGTTGCCGACGTATATACCACAGAATGTTGTTTCATCACCGGACAATGCGCCATATGATCCGTTTGTGCCGCCGGAAGGTTATGGCACTCAGTATTCGGATCCGTTTGCGCCAACAACTCCGGTAGATGCTCCGGATTTACCGTATGGCAGACCGGGGCCAAGTCCGATACCATCTGGAGATGATCCGTTTGTAGCTAAAACAGAATACGTTGATGAAGGTCAAGGTGATTCGGTTATGGGTGGGCCGGGTGGACTTGATGCAGATTTTTTAGATAACAACACGATGCCTGTAGTTGGTGGAGCAGGTGATTTAGGTGAGGATTACTTAGCTAACAATGATGATGAAATAATTAATTCAGTGATGGGTGGATCGGGTGACATAGACGAAATATCAGAAATGCCAATAGAAAGACCGTTTAGGCCGTCAGGTATTGATGAGATTTCGGAAATGCTAATAGAAGGACCGTCTAAATCGTTAGGTGTTGTTGGTGGAGCAGGTGATATAGGTGAAGATTATGTAGAGAGCAGTAAAAAGCCAATACTCGCAGGTCCGGGTGATTTAGGTGAGGATTATATAGAAAGTAACAGAGTAAACAGAGGTGATTCGAGGGGTGACGTTGATGATGAAATAATTAAGTCAGTGATAGGTGGAGCAGGTGACATTGGTGAGGATTATTTAGAAAGTAGTAGAGTACCTGTAACTGGTGGAGCAGGTGATTTAGGCGAGGATTATATAGAAAGTAGTAGAGTAGGCAATCAGAGGGGTGAACCTGTAACTGGTGGAGCAGGTGATTTAGGTGAGGATTACTTAGAAAGTAGTAGGCCAGTTGATAGGACATTTGAGTCTGCAACTGGTGGAGCGGGAGATTTAGGTGAGGATTATTTAGAAAGTAATACAAGTGGTGGTGATGGTGCGGTAGATGGAATGAGTATAGATGATTATGCAGAGATACTAAATGCTAATCGACCAGATTCAGTGGCACCTGAGCAGCCAGCGACATGAGATGGATTAACGGAAGATGTAACGCAACTACTAAGTGACCGTT